CTTGTATATATCACACAACGGGGTGAGCGCCATTAAGGGATGGAACCCATATTTCCAATATGATCGGGCTTAAAGCCATACGCATTGACCATGCGCGAGGTAACGGGTTAAGTTATAATATGAGTATCATAAAGCCCGTTGGTTTGGAATAACCTAAATACAATATTGAGGCCATTAACAAAAGTCAATCCAGTATTTGTGATGGTAACTGTCGAGTTATTGGCAGTAAAATTACCAGAACTCCAATATTGGTTACCTGAGGAGGTAATATTAACATTGTTTGAGACAGATACTCCGGCAAAAACCAAACTACACACTCCAGAGACTGTTGTGGTTGCTTCAGAAAACAAATAGTACCGATAAGAACTACCTGGTATGATATTTGTCATTGTTAGCACTGTAGTGGCTACCGATGCTCTAATACCGTTGAGAGCGAAAGCCGTAGTGTGAATGGTCCCCCAGGGCGTACCCGTAGTGGGGGCTGATCGGATCATTTCTAGTATAGAACTATTATTAGTTAATGAAAGTTGCTTCTTATAAAAAGTTATATCATAACTAACCCATAATTCACCAACTACTACATTATCCGAACTCATTCCCAATGTGGCTATTTGAAAATTACCTAAAGTTGTCATGACTAAGGGAGTGTTAGCTCCGGAGGAGCAATAAAAGACCTTGGTCGGTCTCTCTGATGAATCACACTCAATACCATGGAAAGCCGATGAACTAGGAACTGTAGAGTTACTGTAATCAGCTTGAGCCATTTCGACTTTATTGACATAGGCTGCATCTGTTACATCATAATCCGTCGCCATTATCACTGAACCAAGAGCCTGGGTAGCACCATTGAAGGTTGAGGACGTAGTCCTAAACTCAAAAATGATGCCATGAGGTTCCCATTGCTCAAACTGGTGTGCGAATCTTGACAACCAGGGGAATGTCAAAGGGTTAGTAGCGTTCAGAGGGAAGGATTTATTAAAGAAATTAATAGACCCAGTAACCTCTCCGAGATACTCCTTTTCGGTTATCCGAATTCCTCTCCTGGTGTTATGGAATACAGGTATAGAAGTGGATCTTGAATCTACAGATAAATTGGGTATGAGAGAGTTAGAAGTTAACTCATAATCTCCACCACCAATCCAAGAATCCACGGCAGAACCTAAGGAGTTTCCAAGCCCACCAAGTCCAAACGCAGAGCCTAACGCCCCACCTAGAGTGGAGCCTAACCCTTTAGCAGGTTTGGATTTGGATTTCTCGATCTTCTCGAGACGCCTATCTATATCATTAACCGCGGCTAGATTGGCCACCGCGTAATCACCCTTTCCTTTGACCTGGGCTGTCTGAGGTCTTCGTTGTCGTCGAGTCTTCTGTTTCAGCATTGAAAATATATACAATTGAGAAAAACAGGAATGAAAAAGCAAAAAGCAAACTTAAATCTATCTTATCAAATTTATGCCAGACTCGAGAACTACTGGCATTCGGCCCGGACAAAATTCAACAACTCGATTATCTCAACCTTATTTGGGTGCGAATCAATTTCTCTTAAAAAAGAATTATATCGCTCAGCCTCAAATTCATTGAGCAAAAGATTGGCTGTCATCTTATCAATATTCTCGGGACACGAGCCTTTGCTTGTAAAAACACGCGAACAAAAGGAAAAGGAACCATCATCACAGAATTGTGACTCAACCAGAAGTCCCATATCACTATGGAATTTCGAGGAAGATTCTGTGAAAGCACCGACGTTATCATCTCCATTACTCTTTTGTGTCACCAAAAGAGAAGGGGACCCATGGAAACCCAACTCGGCTAGAGAGCAACGAGTTATAGTGTTTAAAATATGAGT